GGAAACGCCCGAGCATACTGTCAGCCTCACGGGGATAAAGGTGCGCTTCATCAATCAACATTTTTGTAAACCCGAGAGACTTGAATTTAGCCCCGAGGCTCTTTATTGAGCCTATCGTGGCGTAAGTTATATGGGCGATGTCCTTTCGCCCGAAACTTGCGCTGTAAATGCCCGCATTCAAGGCGAAATCCCCGCATAGCGAGCAATATTTCAAATAGTTTTGTTCGAGCAACTCTTTCGAGGGTTGAAGAACAATCATTTTATCGTTGCTGTTCTTTGCGACAAAAGCCGTCAGTATTGATTTTCCCCAAGCGGTCGGGAGAACAATCAAACTCGGCTTCGGTTTCTTTTCCGTGAAGAACTGAATAGCCTTGTTTATCGGCTCTGTTTGGTTTTCTCTGAGTGTTATCATATTTGAGAGAATAAAACTCCGTATTTAGGGCTAACCACGCATAACAGCAAGCGTTTGAAAACCTTTCGGATGTTCAACCCATGTACGGAGTTTATATCGTTGTTTAACTGTCTTTTCATTTCGGTTATTGCAAAGATAAGTGATTACATTGTACTCACTTTAAATCACGAAGATTTTTTTTAAGGCTCTCAGAAAGTTCAGGCTTTGAAAGCGGCTGTTTCGCTTTCAGTTTCTTCACAAGGATATTTGCGAGGCGAACTTTGTTATAAGTCCGGGTGTCCTTTTCTTCAACCTGAACCCCGTCTTTCCATGCTTCGATATAGCTGATTATATCTTCTATTTGCTTATTTGAAATGATATACATAACCGTCTGACCTTTCTTTGTTGATTGAACCTTATTTTAACAGGAAGCGGCGTGCCCCCTGAACCTCCCTTGAGAACTCGGAAACCATTTCAGGGTGTGCGGCTTTGAAAGCCTTGTCATCAAACTTCATTGACGGCTTGGGGGCTTTCCATGTGGCGAGCGTCTGACCTCCGTAGCTGATAGCCTCTGCGTCTCCGAAGCCGAGTTTAATGCGTTCTTCCAACTCTGTCTTGATTTCATCAAGTTTATCCATCTCTTTCTTGACTTCTTTCAACTTTTGATAGTCTGAGAAAATAGCGTCATTCACTTCAACGATTTTCCCGTCTGTGTGACGGTTGAATTTCAGCAGAATGTCTTGAACCGATGTCGCTTCGGGTTCTTTCTTCCCCTGAATGTTGTCACGCCAAAACTTTTCAACTTCTTCAACTATCCATGCGTAGAAGTCAGGAACAAAAGACAGGTCTTTATAGCCGAACTCACGTCCTGAACAGAGCCAAGCCAAACTGCCCTCTTTCAATTCTGCAACCCCGAGTTGATATTGAACCTGACAGAACCAATGCTTCGGCAGATCGTCAGAGGAAATTTTCATTTGGGTGGTCTTACATTCCAAAACACCTTTGTTTGAAGCGTTCTTCTTTTCTCCTGCGAGCCAATATGTACGGTCAGGGCTGACCTGTAGATAGGGGCGTTCATTATTTCTTATCATCCAGTCCCCGGCTGATGACTTGATTATTTCACGTCCCGTATCGTCATGCCAAAACTGCGCAACAGCGTCTTCGAGATAATGACCCGCTTTCATAGCAAATGTCTCTGTTTTAGGTTCATCAAGACCAACCTTGCGTCTCCAAAGCTGATAAGGGGTTTCCCACGGGTTCAACCCGAGAATAGTTGCAACCTCACTGCTCCCGATACCTGACTTTCTATGTTCAAGCCATTCGTTACGGTCTTTCGGTCTGATAATCGTGTAGCTCATTTTCTTTCCTCCTGCTCTTTTGCGTTCAATACTGATTTCATCAAAGAATCAAGCATACTTAGAGAAGCAGCCCTCTTTAACAACTCACGTCCTTGGGGTTGTCTTATAAACCCGACTAAAGCGTGAACGACTTCTTCTTCATTTCCCATGATAGACCCGGTTTGACGTGAGCTTTCCCCGTTTTCGTCAGGCTCAGAGGCGATGATAATTAAGGCGTGTCTCTTATCAGACTTTTCTATAAACTTCTGCATTTCTTCTGAAAATGCGTCAACCTGTGACATAAATTCGCTGTTATTTTTAGTTTCCATAAACTGTTGATATTTGAATGTTAAACATTTGTTGTTACTCACTTGCGGATAAGACAGAAGTCTGCCCAGATGTTGATGAATTGTTTCCCGCAGTAAACGGCGAGCGTGTCGCTCTTTAAGCAAAGGCGAGAACCGACGGACGCATGCGCAGACGAGGGGGCGCTAGTCGAATCCGCACAAGCGAGACCCGCATAACTTTTTTGATAGTCGCCTGTTGACATTAAGCAGCGGTTCTTCTTCTCATCTTCATTCATGTTGTCGATTTCATCCTGTGTATAGAGCCAGAACCAAGGATAATAACGCCATTCATCTTCCGTGAATTGAGGTTCCCAGCCCTCGTTCAAGGCGGCGCAGATGATACGGAGTTTGAGGTATGCAAGTATGTCCGTATCGTTTTTATTGTTTTCGTGGATGTTGTTTGTATAACCGTTATATGACCTTACAAATGGGTGTTCTTCCCCAAGTTCACGGCAAGCGTCTTCAAAGGTCTTTACACGCTCCATGATGTCTTTGGGTTTGAATGTATCTTCCCCGAAAACCTTGTGCATTTCGTTCTGAACCTGTTCTTTTGAAATTGCCGGGTAATTGGTTAATACCTGATAAAGTTCCCGCAAATCGTCTCTTTTGACTTCAATTACTTCTTTCATAATGTTTTACTTTTTAGATGTTGATGTTTTCTTTGACTTTTCTTCTTTGATTTCACCCGTTTCAGGGTCAACGTTGGCTGGGGCTGTTCCCGTTGCTTGTGCGATAGCCGCTGCCGCCTTGTCAGCCGCCGAAACGGTCTTTTTATCGGCTTCTTCTTGTGCCTTGGCTTCAAGCTGTGGTTTGACAAAGGTTTCCTGAACGGTTGTCGTTCCCTCTCTGATTGCGTTCCAAGTAGCTCTCAGTTCAAACAGACGTTCTTTATCTATGTCTGCGATAGTCTTGATGCCGAGATATTGGCAAATCATGGCTTCTGTCACGCCCGCTTTTGCGAAGTTCGCCAAACAGTTCTTGCGTGATGTCTCAACGTCAATCGCCTGACCGAGCGCAACCTTTTTAACTTCATTGATGACACGTTTTGTAACGGCTTTCGGTATGACCGCCAAGACTGCGTTTCTGAAAGCGATTGAGGCGGCTGCGTTGCCTGTCACAACCTGCATGTCGTCACTGTATGTCTTACCCGTTTTCGTTGTTATCCGGCGGTCAACGGTCTTGCAAACGGCGAAGTTTGTTTCAAGGTCATGGCAGACAGCCTGAGCCGTGATTTTACGCCCGTCATTTCCGATGATGCGGGTCTGAACTCTCAGGTTTCCCCAAGCCCCTGCGATGATTTCTGCCATACGGATTGAAAGCCCTTCAATGGTGTTGTCATTACCGTTTGCGTCCTTTCTTCTGAGAACATAGAAGCAGTCTTCTGCCGTTTCCCTATCCATTGTGGCATAGGTGGCGATTTTGTTCAAGACTGTGTTCAGGTCACGGGGATATTGCTTCGCCGTGGCAATCTGAATGTCAATTTCTGACCGGGTAATTCCCGCAAGCATTTCAGCTTGTTTGATTTCAATAATGTCATTTTCCATAATGATGAAATTTGATTGTTAATAAAATGATTGATTTAAATTTTATGGGTTGCTAAATATGTTGTAGCCTGACTTTGAATTTCTTCTTCTGTCGGTATGCGCCGTTCAAGCATCCATTCTTCCAATTCAGACTTCTTGAAATATAGTTTGCGGTTTTTCTTGAAGTATGGTATTTGTCGGTTGCTTGTCAGGCGGTAAAGGTGTCCTTTGCTCAATCCCGTGAACAGAATCGTTTCTTCAAAGTCAAGAACCGTTTTTGAACTGATAAGCGTCAACCGTGAAAGGTTGTCTATCTTTTCGTTGAGTTGTTCCAAAGTGATTTCCATATTCAATCCTCCTGCATGTTTATTTCCGGTAAAAGACCCTTTTTTGAGAGCCATTTCCCGCATAGAATACAACCTGAAAAACTTGTTATCGCAAGGGCTTTAATCAGAAAGAAATCGCCCAATGTCATACATACCTCGGGGGCTTCTTCTCCTGCGAGAACCATGAATGAAACCATTCCCCAAAGACCGAGAACGGTCATCAGCCCCCATTGAATAATTTTCTTTTTCATAATGACTTACAGTTTTCGATGTCAAACATTATCGCTTTCAATCCCGTTCTTACGATGTCTTGATATTTAATCAAGAGTTTTTGAAGACGGGCGTTTTCCGTGTTTATGGTCTTGTTAGCTGTTTCAAGAGCTTTGATATACTGTGCGTCAGACTGTCCGTTCCGGGAGACCGTTACCTCCGTGACGTGCGGTTCGGGAAAAAGCCATTCAAAAAGTTCTGTTTCTTTGACTGTAACGGTGCTCACAGTCTTTGTCGTTCTTTTTGTTGTCACAGTCTTTGTCTTTTCTGCCGCCGCTTTGGTCTCGTTTTTTCTCTTTTCAGCTTTGCGCTCCCAATACCTTTCCATGTACTTTTTATTGTACTCGGTCTTGATTTTTTGCGCCTCTTTACTTAGTGCCATTTATACCCCCTTTCTGCGCTTCCAATTTCTTCTCCACACGGCGGCGAATCAAGTAAATAGTTCCTGCGCTGTGTATGTTATATTTCTTCATCAGGTGTTCTGTTACGAGCGTTTTACTCTGTCCCTCAACGGCAATCAGGGCGTTATACTCGTTGTAAATAGCCAAGTCACGGGTTTCCCGTTCTGTTTGGCAAGGTGTCTTAAAAATCATTGTTTCCATATCGTCATTTGTTTGAAATTGCTTTTCTGTATGTCACGTCTTCCATACCATTTGATAGGGATAAAATGCGCATGAGTTCTTCAAGGTCTATTTCCTTGTCGCTTGCCTTGTCATCATCGTTAGGGGTACAGTCAAAGATGTTATGTTTGTTGACGAAAGCGTGGAGAATGTCTTTCATTAGGCGTTTTTTCTCTTTGTTAAACTGAGACTTGAAGAACGCAACCATGTCGGATATTTCAGCATATTCCAAGTCTGTCAGGTCTATGTAGATTGTCTTCTTTGAAGCACTGTAAGTTGACCCATTAAATGCTTCGCTCTTGCTACCAAGAACCGATAGGAAGACTTGAATGATAATCGTGCGTTCTTCTTTGTTCCTATACTTGAATGTCCTGCGTGAAATATTGTTTTCGCAGATGTCTTCAAGCGTCATACCGTATTTTCTCAGATGTTCTTCAAGAAGACGGCGGGCGTTCTCTGCCTCCCCACCGCATCCCCGTTCTGCGAGAGCGAGAAGTTTTTTGAGTTTGTCAGTAATTCTTTCCATATCAAAAATTTACTTATCAGTTTATTCCGATTTTATTTATTATTTCGTATATTTGTCCGCATACAAAATTGTATGACGATGCAAATATAAACAAAGTAATTATTTTGAAAGAGTAAATCGAAATTAAATTTATAATTTAACAATAATTATATTTACTAATGGAACATCTTAGACGATTGAGAAAAGTTATAAATTGGCTTATTTTCAAGGAAATAGCGGAAAATGAAAGGGCTTTGGCTGAAACTCTGGGATATACAAAGTCTTCTTTCTCTCAGATTGCTACGGGTAAAGTACCTCTTTCTGAGAAGTTTATGAAGCGAATTTGTTCCCTTGATGAAAATATAAACTTTGTTTGGCTTCAATCAGGCGAGGGAGAAATGTTCCTTTCTAATAATCTGAACAGTGAAGACGGCGGGGTGGCTGTTCCTAAAGATGCTTGGGAAATCATCAAGCAGCAAGCGGAAAGCCTTTCAGCCCGTGACAAGCAAATAGATGAATTAATGGAAATGCTGAAAGAACAGATTCAGGAAAACAAAAAAATCAATGCCCGCCGGGAAGGGAATGCAAGCTCTGCCGTTGCCGTATAGCGGTTGTCGGGAAAAGTGTTTTCAAAATACCTAAATATGGATATGAATAGAAGACTTCAAGATATTATAAAGTATAAGACTGGCGGGAGACAGACCGCCTTTGCAGCCCTTTTGAATTGGTCGCCGCAATATCTGTCTAAACTTCTGAAAGGTGTTGATTTCGGCTTGCAACCCGTGGTCTCAATCATTGAGGCTTTGCCCGAGATAAACGCCCGTTGGTTCTTGACGGGGCAGGGGGAAATGCTGAGTGATGAGAAACAAGCGGACTTGCGCCGTGAAGCCCTTGAACACGTTTTTCAGGTCATGGAACTTGAACGTTTCATTCCCGTTATGACACCCGATGAACTCCGCATGTTTGAACGTCAAGTAAGAGAGGGGGAGAAAGCCGATTTCAGCCCCGACACGCTTCAATCATGGAGGGAACGCCTTAATCTCCGGGAGAGAGAAATTAACACCAAATTTGCAACCGCAGCCGCTAAATCAGATGAATTATGCAGACAGAAGACAGCCAAAAGGTAGTACGCCGTTTTTTTGAAGCTCTTTACCGCCTGAAAGATGACGGGAAGATAAGAGGAAAACAGACTTTTACACGTGAGTTTGATATAAATCGTTGGAATTTGAACAAACTTGAAAAGAACTTGGCAAGTGACATTTTTCAACCCGCTTGGTTGACTTATATAGTGAAAGAATACAAGGTTTCCGCACGCTGGCTTCTGACAGGCGAGGGGGATTTCTATGAAACGAGGACGGGGGCAAAGCCGTGAAGCTGCCCCCGTCCCTTATTCCTTGTTGTCATCAGCCCCGAAAATATCGGGTATCATCGCAACCGCCTCCTGCTTTTTCTTATCAAGGATTTTCGCGTAAATCTGTGTTGTTGAAAGTTCCTTGTGCCCGAGAAGTTTCTGAACCGTGTAGATTTCTGCGCCGAGGTCAAGCATGAGGACAGCGAATGTGTGCCGCCCTGAATGGAACGTGATGTCTTTTGTTATTCCCGCCCTATTTGCCCACATCCTTAACTCAGCTATCATATAGGCACTGTATTTGAAACCGACAAAAACCCGGTCATCAGGTTCACGGCGAACCCCCATGTATTGAACCGCTTGTTTATTGATGTCAAGGTATTCTTGCCCGCCCGTCTTCTTCTGTTTGAAGATTATCCGGGTAAAGTCTCCTTGCTGCTGAACTTCACGCCAACGGAGTTTCTCAATGTCTGATTTGCGAAGACCTGTCAGGCATGAGAACATGAACGCATTTTTCAAGGCTGGGTATTTGCATTGGGCAGCAGCCATCGCCTTGACTTCTTCCAATGTCAGATAACTTCTTTCCGTTTCAGCTTGTTTGAAACCCTCAATGCCACGAAGTGGGTTATGCGGTATTATCCTGTCTTCAAATGCTTGGTTGATGCAGGCACGGAGTTTGTTGAAGTAACTGACCTTGCTGTTTTGTGAAAGCGGCTTTGTCACTTCTTCCGTTGTGATAATCTTCCGTTTGTCTCTGCAACGGGCGTTCTTGTCAAGGTGTTCACGAAAACCGATTATCCATTCAGGTGTTATGTCCTTGAATGTGGTGTTAGGCTTGCAATACCGTTCAAGGTGTTTGAGGCAGCTATACCAATTACCCCAGTTTCCCCGGCTCTCGGGGTTGCCATGACGTTTCTCACACATAGCCCGGTAATAGTCAAGAAAGTTCGTTTCAAGTTTGTAGGCGGCGTTAAAACCGTATTCTCCGTTTTGAAGTTCAACAACCCGCTTGGCTTTTATCGCCTCGGCGAGTTGAAGCGTCTGACGGTTCTTCTCCTTATCCTTTCTGTTCGTTTCAGGGATAAGATAGAGTTTCAAGTATTCATAAGACCTTTTCCCGTTCAGGTAGATGTCGAGGTATAACGTGATATTCCCCGAAGCGGTCTTTCTTTGTCTGAGCCTTATCGGTTCTTTCGATTTTCCCATAATTTTTGTTGCTTTTGTTGCTGTTTTCGATACGAGCAACAAAATAACAACAAAAAAATAATAAAACGGGTATAATCAGAGAAAAATTTTATATCGGTTTATATGGTATGTAAAGCGCTGATTGATTAGCTTTTATCTATCATTGATTACACCCGTTTTGTATGCCTTTTGCTTTCCGTTTTACTTACTTTACTTTCCTTTCAGGAACTTCGTGATTTTCTTGCTTAGGGTCTTGTCGAAGGGCATGTCTTTCAGCTCTTCGGGGAGCATGAGGCGGTGCAGGTAATCCTTGCTCGATTGGATGGAAAGATACTTCTTGAAAGGCTTCGTATCGTAGCCATAATAGCCCAGTTCGCGGGCGGCCTGCACGAAGAATGAGGCTGTGGGACTGTCGGCAATGAAGTAGTCGGGATTACTGATACCGAGCAGATGGGCAAATATCTCATCGTCCGAGGCCGTGGTGGCAGGAATGCTGCTGACGGGAGTTCCCCACTGCCAAAGGGCAAAAGAATACTCCAGCACGCAATAGTCGTATACCTCTTCAACGGGCGCACGGAACTTGAGTCCTTTTTCATTGCAATATTTCTCAAAGCGGGGGAGCAGTGCGGCTTTCCGTTTCAACACTTCCAACTGGAAGTCCTCAATCCGTTTGCGGTCCTCCGGAGTAGACACTTTCCTGAGGAAAGGCTCGTGGCGTCCGTCTTCCACCCCGTAGCAGAGCGGAGCTACATAAGGCACGGAAATATCCACGTCGTCCGGATAGAACGTGCGGTAGAGCAGGGTAGTCTGTCCGCCCTTGCTGATGCCGGTCGCAATCCATTTGCCGGGATAGATGCTTTTAAAGGCGTTGCGGACGGCGTGCAGGTCGTCTGCGGAATTCTCGGCGGTGAGGTATTGCCAGTCTTTAGGCTCAGGGGTGGATTCCAGGAAATAACGGTATTCCACAAAAATCATGTTGGCATCGAGCAACTCTGAAAGTTCCTCGCGATACTTGGGGTTGAGGGCATAGGCGGCTCCATAGCCTTCGGTTACAATCACCGTGGGACGGTCGAAGCCGACGTGGGAGACAATCACACGCTGGCGGAAACTGCCCTTTTCGGGATGACGGTGGTCCAACGGCTGGGTGAAATAGGTTACATACTTCTCGGAGAACCGGGTGGACTCCAACGGACGGGTTTCCGTAATGGCGGAAATCCGACCCAGTTTTTGCTGCAGATCGGTTTGTGCCGGGGCGGCAGCCGCAACGAACAGCAAGGCAAACAGCAGGAACGCTGCATAGTAGTTACGTAAATTCTTCATGATGACAGGATTGTTTTATCTGACGGGCAAAGATAGGTTATTTCCCGCTTACCGCCAACAGTTGGCATGGACGAAAAAAGAGAGAGAACTGCCTCGCGGCACCTCTCCCCCCTGCAAACTTAAAACAACCAACAAAAGAATGAGATAGGGATTAAGGATTCATCCTTCATCCTTCATTTTTCATCTTATAAACAGTAACTCGCGATATTTGGGCAACGTCCACATCTGATTGTCGACGATGAGTTCCAGCTTGTCGATGTGGTAACGGATTTCCTCCATCATCGGTACGATGTTGTCGTGGTAGGCGATGGCTTTTTCACGTTCACTCTCAATTTTGTTGGCCACTTTGCGCGCCTCGATCATGGCATCCACATGCTCCTTGATGAAGGCGGTACGGTCGGCAATCTCTTCGATGAGTTCCAGATTCTTGGCAGACAGTTTTGCAGCCTTCTCTGCGGGGAACAGGTCTTTCATCTTGTAGACGTTGTCAATCAAATCCGACTGATACTGTGTAGCTACGGGGATAATGTGGTTCATGGCCAAATCTCCGAGCACGCGGGCTTCAATCTGTATTTTCTTGGTGTACATTTCCCATTTCACCTCGTTACGGGCTTCCAGTTCCTTTTTCGTCATGACACCGATGGACTCGAACATCCGGATGCTCTCCGGTTTCAGGTAGTTGTCGAAGATGACGGGAACACTTGTCTCGCAGTCCAGACCGCGGCGGGCTGCTTCGGCTTTCCATTCATCGCTGTAACCGTTGCCGTCAAAGTGGATGGGTTTGCAGACTTTGATGTACCGGCGGATGACTTCGAGGATGGCGGAGATTTTCGGCTCCCCC